GATGTTATTAGTTGCAGTAGTGATAGCATCACCTGCAAGACCTCCGATAAGGGTGTTTCTTAAGCCTGTTGTGACTAATTCTCCTGCAAATGCTCCAACAGCCGTATTGTAAGCATCAGTAGCTGTCGTAAAGTTTTGTGTACCTAAAGCTTTTCTACCAATAGCAGTGCTATTACTACCAAGTGTATCCGCACTTAAAGCAGACTTACCCATTGCCACATTGTTATCCGCATCAGTTAGCGCATCACCTGCAAGACCTCCAATTAAGGTGTTATTTATGCCTGTTGTGACTGATAGTCCTGCTGCATGGCCAACAGCAGTATTGTGACTATCCGTAGCTGTGGTAAAACTTTGAGAATATAAAGAGTTTGCTCCTATAGCAACCGATTTACTTCCTAGAGTATCTGTAAATAAACTTTGATAGCCTATTGCAACATTTTGGTCAGCATCTGTAAGGTCAACCCCTGCCTGCCCACCAATCAAAACGTTTTGTACTCCTGTGGTTAAATTTGCCCCACCATTGTAACCGATACCAATATTAAAAGCATTTGTACCTGCATTTAAATCTTCTAATGCATGATACCCAACAGCAACGTTCCTACCATCACCATCTTCTGTTTTAAGTGCTTCAAATCCAACAGCAACGTTTCTGGTTCCTGTCGTAATCGCAGTACCTGCCTCATCACCTATAAGCACATTTTTGTCACCGCCAGATTGTATTGAGTTACCTGCGTTTACACCTGCTCTGAAGTTGGATGTTCCTGCACTAGCAGTAATAATATCTGCACCGTCAGCAAAAGTAACGTCAGCAGCAAAGTTTACTGCACCATCAACGTCTACTGCATCAAGGTTAGTAGTGCCGTCTACATCTATATCACCAGAGATGTCTAGTGAAGCAAAAACAGAAGTACCTGTAGCAGTGACAGTGCCACCAAACGTGGCATTCCCAACAACATTCAAAGCATCAAAATGTGCGTTATTAAAGATGTTCGCCGCTACTGCGCCTGACCCTGCTCCGTTGAAAAACACTACCGCCGTTGATCCCGCAGGAACCTCATAGTCATTACTTGAGTTATATGTGCCTTGAAAAAGCAATATGCTGCGCGAACCAGACAAACTGTTACGGACATATATAATTTTTTCTGCATCACTAGGAGTAAGTTGCACAAAAGCCGTGGCCCCTAAATCTCCGCTATCTGCAAAAATAACTAGACGGTTACGACCATTAGAGGTTGACCCGTCAGTAACAGGTAATGTGTTTGGAGAGCCAGAAGATCCCGTGGCTCCAAGAGTTACCGAAACCTGACCATCTAGTGAGGTGTCTAATAAAGTAAAGTTTGTGTTTGTTGTATCACCCCATGTACCTGACTGTTCGCCAGTTGCTATGAGTTCAATACCGTTATTTAATGTATATGTACTGGGCATGTTTTTATCCTATGCTGCTGTTCGGGTCCAACCTGGGTTTTGTGATGGTGTTTCATTTGACCACCCAGGGGATTGAATTGGGTTTTCTGGAGTATAACTTGGATTTTGATTTGGGACAATAGCCCCCCACACAAGAACTTGACCAACACCACCTGTGGCTGCAATTCCTGTTGGAACCACGCTTGCTTTAGCAATAACTGTAACTGCTCCAACAGAGCCCGTTCCTGAAACTCCCGTTACATTAACGGTTATTCCATTTTCGACTGTAACACTGCCAACAGAGCCCGTTCCTACAAGGCCTGTAACAGGGACGTTTGCTAATCCTGTAACCGTCGCAGTTCCTACCGCACCTGTTGCGGCTACGCCAGTGACTGAAATATCGGATGCGGCAACAACCGTAACACTGCCAACAGATCCTGTTCCTGCAAGACCTGTAACAGGAATATTTGCCGCTCCGCTAACTGTTGCGGTGCCTACGGCTCCTGTCGCATTAACTCCAGTTACGGAAACATTTGCGTCGGCGGTTGTAGTTACTGAACCGACTGATGCCGTAGCTCCAAGTCCAGTGACAGGGGCATTTGCATCGGCAGTAACCGTAACGGAACCAACGTTTCCAGTGCCAGATACACCAGTTGGAGAAACGTTAGCTTCTGCAACTACAGCGGTAGAACCGACTTGACCTGTTCCAGATACACCTGTAACGGAGGCATTTGCCTCTGCAACCACACTAACGGAACCAACCGAAGCTGTAGCCGCTAATCCTGTAACTGGCGTGTTTGCGTCGGCAACTACAGTAACAGAACCAATCTGGCCTGTAGCTCCAATGTTTGTAATGGAACCTTCGTCCCAAGCGAGTTGACCCCACGTTCCTCGACCCCAACCAGTGAAGGGGACGACAACGCTAGACATTACGCTATCCTAATAATGGCGTTACTTGCATCCGCTGTTGGAAATACAACTGTAAAATCACCTGCGGTAGATGTTTTATCACCACCAAAATCTAACACCACAACAGAAGGATCTCCTGATGCAGTATCATTAAAGATCAACGCACCACGAGCCGTGACTGTTGCTGTACTAAAAGTTAGATCAGAAAAGTCTGTAAGTGCCGTTGTTCCACTTGTTGATGGATCAACACGAGTCAGAGCCGCACCTTTGGCAGTATACCCTGTACCAGACACCTCGTTTGAAGAGGTATAGGCTGTAGTCGCAGCAGTGAAAGATGCACTATTAGTATAGAGTGCAAGATTAAAGGTGCTGCCTCCACTATTTAAAAAATTGTGCTTGGCTTCAAGAAGCTCCTTCTTAAAGCTTGTACACATGAAGTTACCTGAAAAGGCCATGTCACATTCTCCTTATAAGTTCTGCAAGGTCAGGATGACCTGCATCTTTGATTGCATTATATACAGTAGTTCTATCACTTTTGACAGCTTCCCGTAAATAGAAACCAACCAACTGTACGATACGTTTCCGAAAAGCATAAACCTGCTCTTGTATTGCAGGGTGCGTACTATCCGAAACCGAAATAATTTTATCTGCACACCGTTCTGCTATTTCTTCTGGCGTAAAGCCACGGTTATGAGTGGTGTGAACCTCTACCTTAAAGTCCTTTGGTAAATCTATATTTAATTCTGGAATCATGTCCTCCCCCTTATAATTGGTCCTTGACGGTATTCGTCAATTGTCTCTTGGGCCTCTCCTAGATTCTTTAACCGGGACATAGATTCTATAAATCGTTGGTTGTACAACTGCATAAGATTCGGATCACCCTTCATGTAGATATACGCTTCTATCAAAGAAGCGTATAATAAAGTAAGTTCCGCGTTCTCAGACAGCCAACTAGTTCCAGAATCTGTTCCCACAGTCAAAGACGCGGGACGATATAAATAATGTATGTCAACCGTGTAGTTAGCATCTGGCGTTGGAGCGATAATAAAGTTATCCACATCAAATTGAGCATAATACTGAGGTTGCCCTGTTGTAGTGGAGTTTGGGTTATAGGTTTGAATAAAATCTAAATCTTTAAATAAAAGAAATTCTTTAGCACCACTTACATCAATACTTAAAGAGAAAGGAGCAAGAAAGTCTGTAGGAGCAGCCAGATACTCGTTTCCAGTTGCCATAACACCAGATTGGTTTTTTTGAAACAAGTTAAGCTGCACACCCTTTAGGATACGCTCTTCAGCCATACGGATGAACAAAGGTAAATTATTTACAAAGGACGTTTCATCGTTCTCTGTATAGTCTTGAATCGCTGTTTTTAACTGTGCATATGTAAAACTCATGATGTAGTCACCGTTACTGTGCCAACGGAACCCGTAGCAACTAAGTTATTAGGCGGACTTATACCCGCTATATCTTGAAACCCTACAGGATTCCATCCTGTTTGAATAGCTCGTTGTTCAGCTAATCCAGTTTCAGGGCGTGGTCCCCGAAGTGCTTGTGGGTCTGGAAAAGCTTTGGGAGGAAACAATTGTGGATGCTTTGGTTCAAACTCGTCAGGGCCAACCTTTGCGCCCGTCCACTCTGTCTTCATCTCACGAAGACGGTAACGGCGACCTGACCGATCCGATATACCATAAGCATGTTTACC